ACTGGCGCAATGGTCGGCGGAGGACTATTATCCGCAAACAGCGCGAAGGACGCATCCAAATCACTGGCGAACTCGCAAATTGAAGCTGCCCGTATTGCTGCGGACGCTGCCAAGTTTAGACCTGTTGGTGTAACAACCCGTTATGGGTCATCAAAGTTTGACATGGATCAGAACGGCAATATCATTAGTGCCGGATACAGCCCATCGCAGCAAACAAAATCCCTACAAGACAGATTGACTCCAATGATTGATTCAGGGATGGCGCAGTTCAATAGGTCTCCTACTGACAATATTGGACTATTCAATGGCGGGCAGCGAGCTATGTCATTAGGGAATAGCTATATGAGTACCTCGCCACAGGATCAAGCAAGAAAGTACATGGAAGATCAGATGGCGCTCATTAATCCGTCAAGGGAGAGAAGCCTCGCTGAGTTAATATCCACGTTGCAGGGACAGGGCAGGCAGGGGCTTGCTGTAGGTGGTACAACAGATGGCGGATTTAGGCCATCCAACCCAGAGATGGACGCCTATTATAATGCCCAACGGATGCAGGACTTACAGTTGGCAGCAGACTCCACAGCGGGAGGCATGGATTATTCCAAATTTGGCGTAGACATGACGACCGCTGGTGGAAACATGATGTCGAATTACTACAATAACCAAACCAATTCGTTTTCCCCCTACAATACCGCATTAGGTGGCCAAGTAAAACTTGAAGGACTTGCTCAGAATGCCATGGATATGGGTATAGATATAGGCGCAAAAGGGACTGCGGCAAGAGATCGGTCAGGGCAGCTATTAGCTGCCGGAACAACGGATGCAGCTAACTCGATGTACCAATCTAACGCGTATAACCCATACGCATACGGATTGGGCATGTTGGGGTCAACCCTTGGTAAAAATTACGATATGAGGACCAAGGCTGACGCTGAAGCGCAAGCAAGGGCTAAGTGGGGGTAATATGGCAAATGGTGGAATGATACCTTCAATGATCGGAAGAAGCCCCTACGAGGCAGACCGTGAGCAATTTCGGTCTTCCCAACAAGATGCCTTAGAGCTTGCTAAACTTGATCCACTCAGTGCGTCAAAATATATGATGGGAATGGCGGGTGCAGGGTTTGCCAGACCTGTTGCAAATATGCTTGGATTAGAAAACCCAGATGTATCAGAAGCAGAACAGGTTAGTTTTATCCAGAGGGAAATTGACCACTCTACCCCAGAAGGGTTACTGAAAGGCGCAGAAAGGTTCAATAGTGTTGGGAATACCAAGATGGCTGTTGCATATACTCAAGCCGCTCAGATGAGACAGGACCAACTCGTAAAAAATAAATTAACCGCGGCAAAGACAGACAACGAGCTGAAGATACCTGGTTGGAAACATGATGAAAAAATGCAATCCCTTGAAAACACTGCCGCCATACGAGAGGCTTCTGCCGCAAACACTGCGCAAAGTATTGCTGCAAGAGCACAGGCGGCAAAGGATCGTAATGCGTTAATGGAGAGGATGAATAATGCAGATAATGACAGAATGACACAACTGGAGGAGATGAGAATCGGTGCCAAAAAAGAAGCAGAAAAGCAAAAATTAAGCGGAAAATTAGAAGTCGATTGGGCTAAGAGAAATACACGTATTGAGGCGATGGATGGCCTTTCTTCTGAGGTATTTGGTAAAATTAAATCGCTTGTGAAAGAGCCTGGGTTTAGTAACCTGGTTCATCCAATAGAGCAGGGCTATAAGTATGCGCCCGGTGATACCCAACGAGCCAATGATTTGCTGTCAGAAATACAGCAAACGTTGAAAAAGGTAGGTGTCTCGGACATAAAAACCCTACTCGGTGGATCTGTGGGCACAATGACATTACAGGAATGGCCAATTGCGGCAGATTCTATTGCTAACGTAAAGGCGGGTCGAGGTGCGAAATTCACAGTTCGCCAGTTAAACAAAGTAGCAGAACACTTGGTAAACGGCGTAAATGACGAAATAGACAGATACAACGAGCACTTTGGTAAAACAAAAGGATTCAAGGAGAGGGTTGTGTGGGAGCCAATTACGGAAGCCGATATTGGTGCATCTCGCAATGATCCAGCGGTACTCAGTAGTCCACCAATGGGGAAAGTTAGAAATTTTAGGCCAAAGGGTGAGTAGATATGCCAAAAATTGCAGAATATGAAGCGCCCGATGGCCGTATCTTTGAAATGGAAGTCGATGATGACGTAACACTCGAACAGGCCCAACAGATGGGCGACGAGCAGTATAGGCAATACCTCAAGTCGCAGCCCTCTGATGGAACAGACGAACTTGCGAAACATGACGCAAGAATGAAAAAGGAATATGAGGAATCTGGTGCAGGGATGGTACTTGAGCCAATCTTGCGAATGGGTTCTGAAATTGCGGCAACGGGTATCGGTGGAATTGCCGGCATTGGTGAAATTGTTCGTCAGGCGTTGCCGGGTGGGCAATCAGATGGAGAAGCCCCTGCCAGAGTACAACAGGCCGTAAGGGACAAAATAGTACTTCCTCCGTTATCTGATATCGGAACATCGCCCTACAATCCAATAAACGCCGCACAGAATGCGCTCTCCTATGCCGCTACCCTTGGCGGTGGAACAGACCTTATTGCCGAGAGTATCAGAGGAGAGAACCCTGGGCCACTACGTGACGCCACAGCGAATTTTGTGGGTGCTGCTGCACCTGCCGCAATAGGCTTTGGTGTACCTTATGCGGCAGGTAAAGCGAGGCCATATGCGAGCAATATTGTAGGTAAAATCATGGAACCGCACCTTAACCGCGCAACGGCAATTACAAAGCGTGCTATGGGAGATAATCCAACTGCTATTCAGAACATAAGAGATTATGCGGCTACGGGAAGAAATGACATCACTGCATCGCAGGCCGCTGGCCCAACTCAAAGCAGAGCATTTCCTGCGTTAGAGGAAACTGTATCGCGGCATCCTGATTTTGTTGATAGCTACGGAAATATGCGACTCGCTCAAGAGGGATGGCGCAGAGGTCTTGTTGACAAGTTAGCAGGAGGCCGTACACAAGAAGGCTCAATAACTGCACAAGGTGCGCAGAATGCAGCACTAAACGCAAAGCTCGACCCAGTTCGTCAGGATATAATGGATCGAGCAAACGCGCACGTTCCCATCATGAAAGCCAATAATGAAAAAATAACTACCTTGAAAGAAGTCGGCGCATCAAAGAAAGTGATTGACTTGGTAACACGTGAGCTGGGAAAGAACGTTCCACCAAATGCGATTACGGCAAAGCCATTTTTAGAGCAAATTAGCAGGACAAAAGGCGAGTTCTCGCCAAGTATTCGCCCACATGTGGAAGCAGTACTGAATGACCTTGGTGGAAGAATATCCGCAGCCGAGAAAGCAAATGGTGGGTACCTGACAGCACAGGATATACATCAGCTACGGCAAGCTGGCATAAGTGATGCAATTGAGACAGCAATGAAGGGCGCGGATACCAAAGTAAAAGGTGACGTTTCCAGAGCACTGCGTAAATTCAAGCCACTCAGCGATGATGTAATCAATAAAGCAACTGGTACAAAAGAATGGTCAGACTACCTCCGAAATTTCGCAAAAGGCAAGCGAGTAATTGAGAAAATGGAAATTGCTCAGAAAATGCAAAAAGCGTCTGACAAGAACCTAGCTGATTTTGGACGAGGGGATTCACCAGATACACTTGAATCTGTATTTGGCCCGGGCAATAACAGCCATGACCTTGGTAAAAAGATGGGAAGACAGGCCGAGGCGTATAGGGAAATTACTCGCCAGTTGGATAGAGATTCGATGCTGTCAGGGTATGCCAAGGAAGGGGACATTGCAGCAACTCAGATCTTAGCGGAAGGTGGACATTGGCCACGTATTCCAAATATGCTAAAGCCTGGCATAGCCCTAACCAATGCGGCAGGAGACATAATAAAGACCGGAATCAATAAGAGAATACATCAAGATATCGGACGTGCCATGTTGACACCTCAGGCTCTACTGGATTTATGGGATAGGGCACCTTACCTATCACCTACGGCCGAAATGCTGCTGAATCCAACTTCCAATACAGTCCTTACTCAGGGTGGCCTAATGTCAGGAGATAATAACAGATGACGTTTCTTCAAATGGTTAATAACATATTGGTTAGGCTTGGTGAAGACCAAGTGTCGTCTGTGGACTCGACCAAGTATTCAAAAATTGTTGGGATATTCATCAACGACACAATGCGAGAAATAGAAAATACATGGCATTGGCGAGTACTGCATCAGACATTGGGGTTCACCACGGCAAACATGACTGATGTGTATCTACTTCCCAACTCAGGGATACGTCAACGGTTTACTGAAGTATACAATAGCTCACAGTATGCGGCATTGCAGAGTAGGCCATTATCATGGATTACAAGTCAGACAATGATTGCACCTGCCATATTTGGAAGACCTTTGTATTATGCGTGGAGCGGCACCAATGGGACAGACAGTTATATAAAGTTGTCGCCTGTTCCCGATGGGGAATATCTATTATTCGTGAACGCATATATCAATTCTGGTGATATGGTGGGCAATAATGATACGCCAAAAGTAGATCCGCATTTGATATTACTTGGTGCGCACGCAAGAGCCGCACTGGAAAGAGGAGAAGATACTGGAATGAGTAGTTCTGAATTATACCAGCTATTTAGGTCAAGTTTATCCGATGCCGTCGCAATGGAGGCCGATGGTCTACAGATGGTGCCTGTATAATGCAGCCGATCCTAACCTTCTCTATCGACAAGCCAGGATATGCCGGAGTAAATACCAGCGATAGTCCGGTGGGCATGGACGCGCAATTTGCGCTTACTGCCATCAATTGCGTAATAGATCAATCTGGTAGAACTTGTGCAAGGAAGGGGGTTGTCAGAGTAAGTAGCAACACGAATGCGCAACTTGGTCAAAGTAATATAGAGGCACTTGGGGAACTAATTTCAATAGATGGGGAAAGGACGATTCTTGCAGCAGGGGCGAATAATCTTTTCAAGTTATCAGGAAGCTCGATTGTCACGCTTACTTACGGTGGAGGTGGGGCAGCGCCAACAATCACAGGTAACAATTGGCAACTGGTAAGTCTTGCGGGATCGGCAGTATTCTTCCAACTAGGTCATGACCCACTGTTGTTCGACCCTGCATTATCTACAACGACCTATCGGCGGCTAAGTGAGCACCCAAGCTACACTGGTACCGTACCTCTGGCAAATTGTGCAATCAGTGCCTATGGGCGGATCTGGTGCGCTGACACAACCACGAACCGAATGACAGTTACCTGGTGCGACAGCATGATCAAGCACAAGTGGACAGCGGGTACTGCTGGTTACCTTGATCTGCAAGGGGTGTGGCCAAATGGATCAGATCGAATTGTGGCCCTTGCGTCCCATAACAACTTTCTGATTATCTTTGGTGCACGACAAATATTAATATATCAGGGAGCGAACAATCCATCAACGATGGCCCTATACGATGTCATTGCGGGGATAGGTTGCGCGGGAAGAGATACAATTCAGAATACAGAAGACGATTTGATCTTTCTATCAGATAGTGGAGTAAGATCACTTGAGCGTACAATTCAGGAAAAATCCGCCCCTGTTGGTGACATCAGTGCAAATGTTTGGAACGACATACGTGGTTACATAGGTAGTCAATCTTCCTCATCCAGAATAAAGTCTGCCTATTCGCAGGTGGATGCTTTTTACTTACTGTCATTCCCTGACTCACTTATTGGCTTTTGTTTCAATACCAGAATCAAGTTGGAGAATGGCGCACTACGCGCAACCACTTGGATAGATAACCCCGCGTATGCTTTTCTTTATACGGACGAAAGAGAGTTATACATGGGCAAAGCGGGGTATATTGGCAAATACAATGGTTATTCCGATGATGGCGCAGGTTACCGAATTAGTTATCTTTC